GCGGAGCCAGCCGACGATCGCGTCGAGGTTTTGCTCGCACCAGTCGCAGCCCTGACGGTCCATCTCCGCGGCCCGGGCATTGCACGAGCAGTTGGGCGTGGCGGCGATGCCGACGCGAGCCAGCAGCGTTTTCAATTCGGTGCCGGGGCCGCCAGTCAGGATCGGTGCCGGATCTGGCAACCGTGACGCCCGCGGGTACGCAGGATGCTCGACGTCAACAGTCCACTCGTCGCCGTCCTGGCTGACGACGCACGGCAGCACCTCGTCGAGCGTGTAGCCACGCTCGACGCAACGGGCTTCAAGGTTGGATCGGTGGGTGGTGATCATGGGAGCGGGTTGCACGTGTTGCGCTCGCTCAACACTAGCGTGGCCGTGAAGCTAGAAAAGTGAGTGTTGTATACCTCGCCAATCAGACTTTGCTCGCCAAACTGCGAAGACGCAGTCGTCACGAATGCCATGTCGTTTAGGGTGTCTTGCGAAAAAGTGAACACTGCCACTGCCGGAAGAAACTCTTTCGTAGTGTCTGGGTTGAACGCTGGCGACCTGTTGCTGCACAGCCTCCCTACTGACGACGAGCACTTGTACGCTGATTGGTCAATGATGAAATCTCTCGCTTTGGTAAAAGTTCTTCTACCAATCAGGAAGCCGCGAAAACCTTCGTAGTGTGCCATTTCGAGCACGACTCGCGTGTAGAGGAATGGCAGACGTTGCGAGGTGTTGTCGCACCCATAAACAAATGAGTACCTCAAGCTCGCATAGACCGACTCCCTTAGTCCTGTGTTGAATTCCCTAGCGTAGTCTTTGGTCAAGCCGTTCCTGAAATTAGTGCTGTCCCCTACAGCGTTGAGCGTCGTTGTATATGAAACAATCACGCGACCCGCTGGCGTGTCTCGTTCGCCAGTGTCAGAAATCGTGTTGACAACAGGCGGGCACGCTGGATTTGATCCAAAAGTTGCAACGCAACTCGGACCACAAACGCCAATATCTGCCTGTGCTGGGGAGACAAACTGCATTCCTAACGTGCAGTTTTCGGGACATGTGCAGGCTCCGTCGCCGCAGCAGCTACAGTTCTCTGCAAGCTTGCCGTCCTTGACGATAATCGCGTTGTTTTTTGTGGCGATTGGCATTACGTACAGGCCGTGGTGTCGATCCACCTGAGAGCGCCGGACACGGTCCCCAACACTTGTGACTTGCTGCTCGAGTAGCCGTCGAGCTGCGTCAGGTCGAAGCTGACTAGCACCCACTCACCGCCCACGTACGCAATCAGGCAATTTTTCGTGCCGGTGCCCGTGATCGGCGTCAGGTAGTTTTTAACGCTCGGATACGTAACGCTGGACAGGATTGAGTCTGTGACAGTTAACGTGGCATTTTGTGCCCACGGCCCAGTGAACGTCCCGCGGACGAGCGCGTCGTCGCCGTCGCCAGTCCGCATCGGCAGGGCTGGCATGTCCTTGCTGCCACGCTCGAACGCCAGCACGCACCGCGCAATACGCTTCACCGTCGCCGGCGTCAGCGACACACGCTGCCCACTTTTGCGTGGTGGTTTGGCCATCAGCTAGGTGTCCCAAATACGGAAAAGTTGGTTTCCGGATACAGCCGGAACGTCAACGCATCCGGAGCGCTGCCGGCGGCTTTTGCCACGCCAGACGACAGGGCCACGGGGCTCTTCACTGGCTTTTTGTCGGCGCCAAGGACTGCGGCTCGAAGGGTTCCGCCTGCGGTCGGCGTGCCGTTGCTCGACACGAGCTGATTAAACCCGACGTCCCACGGCTTAAAGTCCCAACTTTCGGCTCTGTATTGAAACTCCCAAACGACTTCCCAGTACGGCGATGAGTCCGTCCCGTCGCCGCCTGTCAGGGCTTTTTTATTGGCCGAGCGAAACGCACACTTAACCGTCCGCGGTGCCGATGCGTTCCATGTGCTGGCGTTGACGGTGTTACTGTACTGCGCTGCCTGCGACGACCAGGACAGGTCGTCATAGACCCTGGTCAGCACGATCGAGAAGTCGCTCGCCTCTCGCTCGGCGCCCTCGATCGGATCCTTTGCGCTGTTGACGATCAGGGCGCCGTCTTTGTCCTTGAACACCGGTATGGTCGTCGTAGATGCCGACGCGCTCCAGCAGTCCTTCGGCAAGCCGGTCGCGGCATCGGGCGTGAGCTCGGCCGGTGGGATGTAGTATTTCACAGTGACCGACCAGACCATGCCGTCGCCAGACTCCTCGGCCAGGTCAAACTCCATCAACTGATGGCTGGCGAGCTCCGGGTGAGCGTCACCAAACGTCACGCCCGGCGCCCGCAGGATGCTGTCCATCGGCGTGGATGGCGAGTCGACCCGGATGATCCATTTCCGGGTGAAGACGTACGACTCGCCGTACTTGCCGGAAACACCGGTGCCGCGGGCGATCTCGACTGTTGCAACTACGGCCATTGGTCACGCTCCAGCGAATATGACGCTCTGCTCGATGTCGCCTTCGGACAGATCGTCGTGGATCATCTCGAGCACCTCGAGCTGTCGCTCCTGCACGTCCTGGCCGTCGCCACGCATCAGGCGGAACATCTCGGCTATGCCTTCCTTCGACCGGCTGTCGGTAGCCTTCAGGGCCTCGGTCGAGGTGCCCGTGAACGCCAGCTCGGCCGCCGGCGGCTTGGCCAGCGGCTTAGTTGGCGCGTCGGTGGCCTTCATGTTGTCGCGGGCGGCCTTGGCCGCATCGGCGATCATCGAGGCCACTGGCCCCTTCTTCGCAGCCGCTGCCGGGGCGCTTTCGCCGAAGGCACGGCCGAAGTCCTGGCCGGCTGCCTGGCTGGCCTCAGTCATCGAGCCGGCGATCGAGTTGTTGAATGCGTCAGCACCAGCGATGAAGTTGTCGACACCGAGGTCGACACCGACACGCTTAGCGAGAAAGTCTGCCCCCTTCAGCAGTGCGGCGATCGGTGCCGTGAGACCGAGGATCGCGGATCCGAAGATGAACTTCAGGGTGTTGCCGACACCACTCAGGAACGCTGCCACCCGTCCGCCAAGGTCGAACACAGCAGACCACTGCGCGCCGATCGACGACATGAACTCAAAGACTGACGTGAGGCCGGAGATGATGCTATCGGCGATCGTGGCAAAAAACTCAGCCCCGGCGATGATGCCCTCGCCGATGAACTGGCCGATGTTCGCGCCACCGATCCCGCCGATCAAGTCGGTGAACGTCGTGGTGATGGCCTCGAGGGCCGGGGCCAAATACGCCACGACCTGCTGGGTAACGCCTGCCACGGCCTGCCCGGCCTTCTGGAAGCTGTCCCCCATATTGTCGACCGCGGTGGTCTGCTGTGCGTTGAGCGTCAGCCCGAACCGCTCGGCCTCGGCAGCGGCTTCGGCGATGCCTGCTGCCCCGCCCTCAAACATCGGCAGTAGCTGGGCGCCCGACTTGCCGAACAGCGAGACGGCCAGGCGGGCACGCTCGGCCGAGTCGGGAACGTTCTGGAGAGCCGCTGCGATGGCTTGAAACCGCTGGGCCGGGTTCATGCCGGCCAGATCGTTGACGGACAGGCCCAGCGACCCGAAGGCAGCCGTGGCGACCTTGGAGCCGTTTGATGCCTTGGCAAACGCAATCTCGGCCTTCTGCGCGGCATTGCCGACAGACTCCATCGACACGTCGGCCAGGTCGGCCGCGTAGGCGATGCCGGCGAACTCGCCGTAGGTCATGCCGAGGCGGGTCGACAGGTTCCGGGTGGCGTCGATCACGCCGGCCTGCTCGCCGCCGAACGACACCATGGACCTGGCTGCGGTGGACACAGCCGACGCGACCTGCGTGAAAAGCTGTGCCGCCTGCAAGGCGATCAGCGAGTTGAGCTTGCCGGACAGTTTTTCGACGCCAGACGAAGCCGCAGCAGCAGCACGCCCGAGGCCGCCGGTGCCCTGCGTTGCCTGCCGCATCTCGTCGTCGGCCTTGTCCACGGCACGGGCGTAGGTCTGCTGGGAGATCGCACCCGCCGCCAGGAGACCACGCAGCCGCTGGAGCTCGGCACCATGCCGCTCCTCGGCGGTCTCGACGGATTTGGTGACAGCAGCGCCCTCGTCGAGCACGGCAGAGAATGCGGCCATCTGCTTACCGGCTGCGTCGAGCTCACGCCGCTCGGCGGCCGCGGCGCCAGTAGCGTCCGCCATTGCCCGCGCGTGGATGTCCTGCGAGATCACGCCCTCGGCCAACAGCATGTTCAGCTCGTCGACGGCCCTTGCGGCCCGCGACTGCTCAGACTCAAACTGTGCGGTGATCTGCGCGCCTCTGGACACAGCACTGCCGGTCTTCTCGGCAGCGGCACCAATCAAGTCCATCTTGGCCTTAAACTGCTCGGCAGTGATCCGGCCAGCCGCCAGCGCCTCCTGAGCCAGTTGGGCCATCCGCTGGAACTGTGCCAGCGACTTCGATGCCTTCTCGGCCGCAGGCCCGGCAGCACCGACACCCAGAGCGGTGACGCCCTGCATCTTCGCGAAAAGCGACGACAGCGCGCCAGCCTCGCCGCCGAGCTGCCGAAAGGAACGGATGGCACCGTCAACGCCAGACTTAAGCCCTGACGTGTCCGCAGAGAAGAGCGCCGATACCTTTCCGATCGTGGCGGCCATCAGCTTGTCTCCATCTGCTTTGCGAATGCTGGGATCTTTGCCAGCTCTGCCCTAATGTCATCCAGCGTCTGCGGCCTCTCTCGGTACGACGGCAGGAACCGTTCCTCGGCATCTGGGTCTGGCTTGGCCCCGAATGCCGCAGCGGTCACCATTGCCGACCGGGCGGCCATCCGCCACGGATCACCGAACGGCGACACACGCCAGGCGGCCATCCACTTCTTGAGTTGTCGAACCGTCAGCTTCTTTTTCCACGCCTCCACGTCCCAGATCCCGAGCTCGATGGCCAGCCGGTAGATGAACACTTCATCCGGCCGGCTCCTTATTTTTTTTCGAGCTCCTCGATCTCCTCGTCGCTGATCATCAAGAGCTTCTGTCCAGCCATCCAAATCTCGTGGAGCGCTCGCGCCCCCTTCTTGCCGAGCTTGGCGACGTCGGCCTCGCCGACGAACAGCCGTTTTCCTGTCTCGTCGCACAGGAGAAGGCTGGCGAGCTTGGCCCGCCAGCTTGCCTTTTTGCCCTGGTTGGCGGCGCAGTAAATCTCCCACTCGTCCCGGATGTCGGCCGTCGGGTCGAGCAGGTAGACGTCCTTGCCCCACGCTTTGACGTGGAGCAGTGTTGGCGGTCGGAGGTCGTCGAGCGACAGCAGCTCGTCAGCAGACAATGTCATGTCAGAACCCTGTAAAGGAAAACGTGGCAGACCACTGGGCCGGTTGCCCGACCGCGTGCTCGGATTGCAATTCAGCCAAGAACGCTTGCATCGACATCGAGCTACCACCGCCGACAAAGGACAGCGTGCCCGTTTGGCCGACCTGCTCGATCGTCAGCGTTGGCGACCCCCAGAACTTGCACTGGAGCACGCCCGGCTCGACGCTGGTACAACTCACCTGCTTCTGGATGCGTGCATTGCTGCCGCTGCCCAGTATTGGCGACCGCTTGCCGGTCATGTCCTGCACCGTGCCGGCAGCGAACGACGGGTTGACGTTCTGCACATACCCAAGCGCCACTCCGTTAAACAACAGGGTAGCGCCTTGGCTGTCAGGAATAGATCCGGGCATCG